ATAATCATTTCATGAATTTCTTTCATAGCCCAAGTTTTTTATCTTCAGCCATAGCCTCAGCTCTTTCATCAAGTTTCCATTGTCTGTATTCGTAGTCTTCTGTAGTTTCACAATAGTTTCCACAAGCTATACAGACAATTCGGTAGTCTCCATACTCATTCTCTATGTCTTCCCATTCATCTCCACAGCAAGTTGATACCATTTCTACCTCCATTACCAGTTAAAGTTTATAGGAGTTTCTTTAACTTGTTCTCTTTGTTTTTTTATTTTCTTCTCTAAATTTTTAGATCTCAAGTTATTATATTCTTTTACAATATACTCAGCCCAGTCATTATAGTCTAATGCTTTGTATTTGTATCTGTTAAAATATTTTTTATAGTCTTTATCCATTATTATTTACTTTTTTTAATACTGCGGTAGTTTTTTTATTAGCAAGGAAATTATAACGATTTAACATTATTTGTGTGTCAAGATCGTTGGATTTATTCCAAAAATCTTTACTAGAAAATAATATTTTCCTTATCGCATTGTATTCCCTTTCTTCCGATTTAGTTAGTTTATTCATAATTAGTTAATTTAAGTAACAATAATAGTGAATAAATATTAAACAAAAAAATATTTACACTTCTTTTATGTTATCGTGATTTATTTTAACAATTTCTAAGGGGCTTTCATTGTTGCTGCTACCATTGACATAGGTAACTTCTTTAATTTCGCCAGTAGTATAGTCAAAATCATTGTAGTCTAGCAAATCATTACTAAAACCGGCAAATTCATAGTTGTCTAAAAAACTAAATTGCATAGTGTAATCCATGTTAGATTTTTCTACATCATTATACAAAACCCTCAGCTTGTCTATGTTTTGTAACATTTTATCGTAAACTTTATCTGTAATAATGTGTACCTCTTGAACATCAGTTTCGTAAACAATTGCTTTCTTGTCCCAGAACTCTTCCCAGATTTTTAACTTCATAATTCCATCTTTACTATATATTACAAATTCTTTATTATCATAATAATAAATAAAGTATTTCCAATCTATAGGGTCATCACGCATAAATTCTTCGCTTTCTTCTTCATTATTTTTTTCATAATATTTTTTATACCTTATGTATTTTTTATAGATCTCTGCACAAGTGT